AACCGCGCAGTTCCAGACGTACTTCTCGAAGGCGTTGCTGGAGCGTGCGCTCCCCTTGCTCCAGATGGAGCAGTTTGCTATGAAAACCCCCTACCCGACCAAAACGGGTGGGAACAAGACGATCCGGTTTTTCCGGTTCAGCGATCCGAGCATCAGCGCAATCGCCAACCTCTCCGAAGGCACCACGCCTTCCAGCGGTGACGAGCGCGATCTGACGCTCTCCTCGGTCGAAGCGACCCTGGTTCAGTACGGTTCCAAGATCATCCTCACGGACGTTCTCTTGGCCACCGAGCTGTTCAGCCACCTCGCCCAGGCCACCAAGCAACTCGGCGAAGATGCCGCGCTGCACGCCGACACCCTCTGCCACCGCGCTCTGGTTCAGGATTCCTCGACCAGCACTGGCACTGGCGTTGCCGTGAAGTCCTACGCTCGTTATGCCCAGAACGGCACTAACGGCACGACCTTCGGCACGGCCTCCACCCCCAACAGCAGCATGACCGCCACCGACCTTCTGGACGGTGCGACCAGCCTGTTCATCGCCCGCGCTCCCAAGATCAAGGACGGCTACGCCCTCGTGGCGCACCCCGCCGTTATCCGCGATCTCCAGCAGGACGACGATTGGCTGAAGGTCTCCAGCTACTCCGCCCCGGATCAAATCTTCAAGGGCGAAACTGGCAAACTGTTCGGCGTGAGCGTGATTAGCTCCACCAACGTTCAGACGTTCAACACCTCCGCCTCCGGCGTGGGTGAAGCCACGGTCAGCACCGGCGCGGTCTACGCGAATGTGTTGCTCGGTGGTGGTGCGTTTGGCGTTCCGAGCCTGTCCTCGGTCGCCGCTTCCGGTTCGCCCTTCGCTCCGAAGGTCACGATTCTGGATGCCGCCGATAAAAGCGACCCCTACGGTCAACGTGTGGTCGCTTCTTTCAAGACGTTCTACGCTGCCAAGCAGCTCGACCCTCGGTTCTTCCGGGTGTTGTTCAGCAAGTCGAACTACTCGTAATTCTAATGGGAGCCATGCTGATTATCGGTATGGGTCCCCGGAAGGCGGGGGAGGGTAAAACCTCCCCCGCTCCTTCCACCAAGGAGAAGTCGATGAAAGAAGGTATGGTTAAACTTCCTCTGTCCATGTTCGAACTCGGTGATGGCGAGGAAAACGCCAACCCCGAAGTCGGCGACATGGTGGAACTCGAAGGCAAGGTGGAACGGATTGACGGCGATATGGCCATCGTGAGCGTGAGCAATGCGATGTCCGAGGAGCCTGAAGCCGAAGAATCCAACAAGCCGGAGATGTCCGAGGAAGACCGGATGATGAAGATGGCCGAGGAATCCGACAAGGAGAACTACTCCTAATGCCGATCTACCAGTACGAAGACACCCGAAACGGATCTGTCGTCGAACTGGAGAAGCCGGTTGCGGAGCGGGACTCAGTCCCGCGTTACCTTAAAAGATTCAGCGTGCCACAAAGATTGAGCCTAGTGGGGGTTGGCGAACCCCTCGACAATCCGCTGGGAGTCAATCAAACAAATCTTATGAAGGGGTATTACCGCCAGGAACAAAAGCTTGGCAGTAGATTCAAGAGCAGACACACGCCAGATAGCATCAAACGTGCGGCGGCTCAAAGGAGATAAATTATATGGCAAGTGAGTTTCAGCGCAGTCCTATCAAGGCGAAGAACAGGGCCGTCCGCATCGACGGTCAGGGCTTCACCAACGTCATTGAGTTCACGGCTTCGTCCAGCGGCGGCACGGTTAACACCGTTGCGACCGCTCCGGCTTCAATCAACGTGACCCTCAACGGCACTTCCTACCGCATCGCGTTGCACAGCTAATGCGCCTTCTATCCAGACTTACTCTGGGTGACGCTGGCACGATCATCGCGTCCTCTGCTTCCACGAACACTGGAAGCTATGACGCAGTGACCGCGCTTACGATCTCGACGGCCACGCTTGTGATTAGCGGTTCAACCACCACGGCAACCATCGGCGGCGGAGCCACCATTTATGGTGACATTTCCTCCGTGGTTAATTCCGCTGGCGGTCAACTGGCAATCTACGTCCGCAAGGACTAAATTTGTGGTTAGGGCGTTGACGCTCTGCCTTCTGCTTGCTGGGTGCAAGCCGGAGCAGGGCGTTGACGACTTCCCAGAAACCATCTACCCTAATACCCCAACGATGCAGAGCGCAGTTGACGCAATGGAGACAAAATAATGGGCCGCCAGTGGAACACGATTATTGAGAGCCTTGGTCCGCTTACCGGCGGATCAATGTCTATTAGCGCAAATCTGACTGACATTGAGGCGTTGCTTACCACGCTTCAGGCGGATGTTGCGGATGGCATTCCGCCCATTCGTGGCACGACCAGCACAGGAACTCTGACTGCTGGCACGACCAACGGAACCTTGTTCGCCACCAACCCCACCCGCAACTATCTTTTGGTGCAATGCACAAGTGGAACAGTGTTTATTGACACCAACGGCACGGCCAGTGCAACCGAAGACATCCAGCTTACCGCAGGTCAGGGTATTACTTTTGAGGGCAGTTTCGTCCCCACCGGTGCGATTGCAGCGATTACTTCTACCGGAACTGCCAGAGTCATCGGAGTACAGGGTTAGTTTATGGGCTTCTTCGGCGGCGGCGGCAGTAGCGTGAATCTGGCCAGCCCTCCGGCCATCGGTTCCACCACGCCGAACACGGGGGCGTTTACCACGCTGTCGGCAAACAATGGAACGCTGACCTCAAGCTCTCCAGCCTTTACCCTTGCCCAGACATGGAACAGCGCAGGTGTGGTGTTTACGGCCTTGCAAGCCAATGTAACCGATACGGCATCAAATGCAAGCAGCCTTCTAATAGACTTTAAAATAGGTTCAAACAGCTATTTCAGCGTCAATAAACAGGGAGGGATTTTTGTCCCAAAAACCAACATAAATTTAAGTGGGTTATATTTTGGAAACACAAATAACGGAATTTCTAATTTGAGTTCTGGAAGAATGTTGTTTTTGATGGACGCAAATTCTGTTGCAATTCTTGGATACGGCGGGGCAAGCTCTACATTTCCCGGTTTTTATGTCAGAGACACAAACTCAATTGGTTTTCTTGATGGAAATTACAATAACAATGCTGATGTTATTTTGTTTAGAGATGGTGCTGGTGCACTTGCCCAGCGAAATACCACCAACGCCCAAACCTTTCGCCTCTATAACACCTTCACAGACGCAAGCAACTATGAGCGGGGATTCTTTCGGTGGAATACGAATGTCCTAGAGATTGGGGCGGAGGCGGCTGGGACGGGGACGCAGAGACAATTAAGACTTCCGCTTGGAACGGTAACGGTATCAACGCCACTTTCAATTACACAAACTTGGAATAGCTCTGGCGTAACATTTAGCGGGTTTGTTGTTAATTTTACCGATACTGCATCATCAAATTCTAGCCTTGTTTTTGATTTTCAAAAAAACGGTGCCTCATTATTTAAGATGGATAAATTTGGTAATTTTACTTCTGGTTCTTGGGTATTTAGTTCCACTAATTCAACTTTTGGCGATTGGAACGCAGCCTATGGATGGTCAAGCGGATCTCAACTTACTCATAATAGTAGCAACAGAAATCTTCGTCTTGTGTTTGGCGGTTCTGCAACAATGCTTGAGTTTGGCGGGGCAACCTCATCTTTCCCAGCCCTAAAGAGATCATCTGCAATTCTTCAGATTCGATTGGCCGATGATACTGGCTACACGACTCTGGACGCCCAATTAAGGCTTCAGGGGACTGCGCCAGCCACCGCAGGAGCGACAGGCACGGCTGGTGATGTTCGATATGATTCTGATTATATCTATATCTGCACCGCCGCAAACACTTGGAAGCGGGTGGCAATTGCCACTTGGCCGTAATTTATGAAACAAATCCACCTCACCGAAGAACAGGCCAAAAACACCATGCAACTCCTCGACCTCGCCGTGAAGGCGGGAGGGCTGAACGCCTCCGTCTTGGCCTTGCCGATTGCACAGGCGATTGAGGAACAGCTAACTGCTAAGGATAAAGCGGAATGATCTTTTCGATTGAAATTACCGAGCAAAGCCATCTTGATGGCATTACCAAAGCTAGGGAAGCATACAATACAGCCTTGACCGACGACTCTAGCGACAAGATAAATACCGATGCAGAGTATGTACAGTTCGTGATGGGCAAGGCAGCCGAAAGTTACGCCAACCAATACCACGTTGAATGATCAAACCCCTCGCCATCTGGCTCACCAATTTGAGTTTGCGTTTCTTGATGACGCAAAAGGAGTACGCATGTTTCAGGGAGGCGTTGAGGTTTGCCGGGGAGAACAACACGGTGGCGAGGGAGACGAAGTACATCGGGAAGGTGAAGCACCTTCTGAGCGTCAACCGCTCGATCAAGCGCATTGTAGAGGAGGGTCGGGATCGGGACGAGATTGTGGACGCTGTCGTGCATCTGGCCGTTGCGTTAAAGTATCTGGAGGGTAGGGGTCGTGAGTCTTGATGAGATCCATGATCTTCGCGAAAAGTTTGGCTCTATGTCCGAGCGGCTTGCCCGGATGGAAGAACGTCAAGTTACCCTGATCGGCATGGTGGAACGCTCCCTATCCAGCTTTGGCGACCTGTCCAACAGGGTGACTTCCCTGGAACACCTTAAAACCAAGATGCTCCTTGTGGCAGGCTCTATTGGTGCTATTGTCAGTGTGGTCTGGGATGCCGTCCGCTCCAGACTTACCCCAGGAGGATAAATGCCCACTTTAGGTACACAGAATATCTCGACCAGCTATCCCCAGCTTCTTAAGACCCTTGGGCTTGGTGGGGTTGATGGAAATCTTCAGGTCATTACCGATGGCGACAATACCTCATCGGCTTTAAGCCTATCCACCACCGGCGTGCAAAGCACCGGCTCTTTGGCGGTGGATGGAACCAGCCTTCTTTCCGGCATTGTCACCTTCGGAACCAGCCTAACCGCATCCACTGGAACCGCCACCATCGGAACTCTTTCCGTTGGCACGGCGACAATCAGCACGGCCACCATCCCTTCCGTAACGCTTTCTACGGCCACCATCTCCACCGCCTCCATCAGCACGGCAACAATCCCTCTCCAGCTTGGCGCAGTCACATTTGGCTCCAATATCACGGCATCCACAGGAATCGCCACGATTGGAACTTTGTCCGCAAGCACGGCCACGATTTCCACGGCTACCATCCCGCTCCAGCTTGGCGCGGTGACATTTGGTTCCACCATCACCGCTTCCACCGGAACGAACACCCTCGGCACGATCAGCGTAAACACGGCCACCATCGGAACTATCTCCACTCTTAATGGGTTGTCCGTTGCGACCACGGCCACGGTCGGCACGCTGGAGATTGGTGCGACTGGTCCAAACCTAACAAATGCTTCTTACGGAACTGCGGCTTTCACGCTTTCCACGGTTGCCGCCTACAACGCTGCCGGAACCACCAACGGAACGGTTTCACTTACCGGGGCGCAGAATAGCGATATTGTCATCGGAACCCTTAATTCACTTGGATCTGCCACAGGTTCAACCGGCCTAATTATTGGCTTTCATTGCATAGCGAACAACGTGGTTCGTTACTCCATCACCAACCCGACCACCACTGCTGGCACGGTTCCCGCCGGAACCCTGCACATGACCGCACTGAGGTTCACGGCTTAATATGGCTATTAAATTCAATCGCTCCCAGACATTCGCCACCAACGGCACGGTGACTGCCGCCGGGTTGCACAACCTGATTGACGGCACGGACATCTACCAGGCGTTGATCACCGATCAGACCAACCTTACTTCGGTTGGCTCCGGCGACGAGCTATTGATTGCCGATGCGGATTTGACCGCTGGTGATGCCCCTCGCGCTGTTACGGTCAACGAGTTGTTTGAGGATGCGCTCACGATCAGCACCTACACCAACGCCAACCTCACCAACATTTCCTACGGCACATCCACCGGCACTCGGCTTGTTTCCACCAATGCCTCGATCACGACCGGCACGATTCCGAACCTTACTTCCAGCACGGCCAGCATCACCATCGGGACCATACCGACTCTGACCGCCGGAACCACTACTTCAACCGCCGCCAATATTACCAACGGAACGATCCAGACGCTTACCTCCAGCACTGCGACGATCACTGGCGGAACCTTCAGCGGTTTGCTGAATAGCTCTACCGGCACGTTTTCAGGCTCTATTAACAGCACCGCCGGGACGATTGGCACGCTTAACTCAACCACTGGAACCATCACCAATCTTTCCACCACGCTGGTTGGCGACCTCACTATCAGCACCGGATCTGCAACGGTAAGCACCCGCGTGGCCGTGGTCAACACAACGCAGGAATATACTGCCACCCACAACTTCAATGCCACCAGCCTCACGATTAGCACCGGCAGCACGATTGCGTGGGATTTGTCCGCCAACCAAGTTGCCAAGCTGGAAGTTACCACCAACTCAACCTTAAGCACCCCGACAAACCCGGTTGACGGCGCAACCTATATGCTGGTCGTCACCCAAGGCACGGCTGGCAATAATACTCTTTCCTTCAGCACGGCCTACAAGTTCCCAGGAGGCGTAGCTCCCACCCTGTCCGTTGGCTCCGCTGACGTTGACGTTCTCGCCTTCGTTTCAAACGGCACCGTACTCTACGGCGTAACCAGCCAAGACTTCTCCTAACCCCTATGCCTTGGCCCGTCCATCCGACCGGCTTCTTTGGGGCTAGGGGCGACTCCGACACCTACCGCATCGAGCGGAGTCTGCGGTTTAATTCGGCGGATTCGGCGAACCTGACAAGAACACCATCTAGTGCTGGAAACAGAAAGACATTTACAATTAGTTTTTGGGCCAAAAGATCAAGTCTTTCATCCAACTTTCACTTTATTCAGGCTGGGCCTGATACAAATACGATAACCTCTTTTTCAATAGGTGAAAACGGAGGTTCGCCAGATAACATAAATCTTACTTTTTTTGATTATCAATCTGGAAGCTACACCACAAGACTGATATCAACGCAGGTTTTTAGAGACCCTTCTGCATGGATTCATTTTGTTGCCTCTATTGACACGACTCAATCAACAGCATCAAGCAGAGTGAGGTTATATGCCAATGGGGGCCAGATAACGTCTTTCAGCACATCAACCTATCCAAGTCAAAATCAAGATTTGGTATGTAATAACAATGTTGCACATAGTATAGGTTCTTATGTCACAACAAGATATTCTGATGGATACATTACTGAATACCACTTCATCGACGGCCAAGCCCTAACCCCATCCAGCTTCGGCGAAACCGATGCCATCACAGGCCGCTGGAAGGCCAAGGCGTACAGTGGGACGTATGGGACGAATGGGTTTTATCTAAAGTTTGCAGACAATAGCGGAACTACCGCAACCACGCTTGGCAAAGACTCCAGCGGGAATGGCAACAACTGGACTCCGAATAATTTCTCTGTTGATAACACAACGGGGGATGGAGTTGGAAATGATAGCCTTGTGGATAGCCCAACCAATTACGGATTGGACACCGGCCTTGGCGGTGAGGTAAGGGGCAATTATTGCACATTTAACCCACTTAAAAGAGGCTCAACATACGGCAATCTTAGCAATGGCAATCTCACCATTGCTGGGACAACTGGTGGTGCTGGTCAGCAATCTGTTCAAGGCAACATAGCAATGGGGTCTGGCAAATGGTATGCGGAGGCAATCATAACAACCGTGGGCGCAGAAAGCGCGGTTGGCATTGCAAAAGCAACTGAAGACACTGGATTATTTGTTGGGAATAAAGCAGGATCTTATGGTTATTATATTAACGGATTAAAATATAATAATAATTCAGGAACTTCATACGGATCTTCGTATACAACCGGAGATGTAATAGGAGTAGCATTTGATGCCGACCTTGGGAATCTTGTATTCTACAAGAACGGCACAAGCCAAGGCACAGCGTTCACAGGCTTAACCAGCGGTCCATATGTGTTCGAGGGGCAAGGAAGATCCGCAACTTCAGCAAACAATAATAGCTGGAACTTTGGACAGAGGCCGTGGAAGTACACCGCCCCCTCCGACTTCAAGGCTCTCTGTACCCAGAACCTTCCGCAGCCGACAATCCAGAAGCCAAGCAAGTATATGGATGCCTTGGCCTACACAGGCACCGGCGCATCCAATGCCATCTCCAGCCTTGGCTTCAGCCCGGATCTGGTGTGGATTAAGAATCGCGGTGCAGCGACAAGTAATGCAATTTATGACACAATTAGGGGCGTTCAGGCAGAAATTTCAAGCGATACAACAAATGCAGAGGCTACAAGCTCAAGCGGGCTTACAGCGTTTGGGTCGAGCGGATTTACTATTGGAACAAGCACGCTAGTCAATACCAGTGGCACGCAATATGTGGCTTGGAGTTGGGATGAGTCTCCTAAGGCTGGTTTTGATATTGTAAATTATTTGGGTGACGGAATATCTGGAAAAAATATTCAGCATAATTTAGGTGTTGCTCCAAAATTTATTATAGTAAAAAATAGGGTTACGACTGGATTAGATTTTGTTGTTTATCATCAAAACATGAGTGCCACCCCTCAGGGTGGATACATGGCTCTTAATGGCACGCTTGGATATACCGCAAACACAACAATATGGAATAATACAGCACCGACTTCCTCTGTTTTTACAGTTGGAACGAATACTGCAACAAATAAAAGCGGAGAAAACCATATTGCTTATTTGTGGTCAGAAGTTGATGGATTCAGCAAGATTGGTTCGTATGTTGGGAATAGCTCAACTGATGGCGCATTTGTATGGTGTGGATTTAGGCCAAGATATATTCTGTTCAAAAACCCATCAGGCGGGACATATTGGCAAATATATGATGCGGCAAGAAATGAATTTAATGTAGTTAATAGAGATCTTTATCCATCAAATGCTGCTGCTGAACAAGCGGACGCATCATTGGATATTGTGTCAAATGGATTTAAGGCAAGAAGCATTACATATATAAATGATGCAACAATATTATTTGTAGCCTTCGCCGAATCCCCCTTCAAATACGCCAGAGCAAGATAGGAGACCATATGTGGATCACATCAACCAATAACATCATCCGCCAACCCCAAGGCATCCGCATTGAGGATGTCAACCATCCGGCCAGCATTTTCTGGTGCTGGAGCAAGGAACAGCTTGCCCAGATCGGGATCAAGCCATACCACCCGGCCAGCGTACCCGCTGGCGAGCGGGTCACAGGCGCGTATACTGAAGAGGTGGATGGCGAGGTGTACGAGCGTTTCAACACCGAACCGATCCCGCAAACCGAGGAGCCAGTAAATGACCCTGTCTGAAATAGCCCAATACGCCGGTGAAAAGGTCGGAAAGACCGATTCCGAAACGTTGACTTTTCTCCAGAAGGCCGCAAGCCTGGCTTACCGCCGGGTCTGGAACTTTGCCCCTTGGCGTGAGACTGTCACCAGTTCCACCTACTCGGTCGGGACCAACCGCACCATTACCCTCGGAACCAACGTGGAGACTCCGCTCTCCGTATCCTATGACCAATCCGAAGTTGAACCCATCGACCTTGCCACCATCATCAGCCAAGACGCTGATCTGCTCGAAGACACCCGCACGGGTACTCCGGTGCTGTATCACTTTACTGGCCGCAATACGAGCGGAATTGCACAGCTTGATTTGTATCCGCGATTGGAAACTGCTGGGACGATAAGCCTGCGGGTGGTGGAGAAGCTGAAGTGCCTTACCAGGACAAACCTTATTGTTGATTTCCCGCCAACCACGCAAGCGTTGGATGACGAGCTTCGCCTACCCCACGTTCACCAGGTCGTGCTTTCCCTTACCCATGCCGATGCCTTGGAGCGTGAACGGCAGTACGCCAAGGCGCAGTCGGTCGTTCAGACCGCCAATGCCGACCTTGCAGCGATGGCTAACTACGAACTGAGCCAGGTTGGCGGGATCAAGCAGATCACGCCGTCCAGCTTGGGCGACCTCACCACCGAAGAAATCACCGCATCCTAATGCCATACTACTCGGACAACCTAGACGACCTTCTGGCGTTTGACGGCATCCGCAGTTTTGCGGGTGGTCAGGCCAGCGGTCTGCAATCCGACCTTCTGGCCGAGAACCAGGTTCAGCAGTTGGTCAATATGACCCTTTCGCCCAAGGGGAGCCTTGAGACCCGGCGTGGGTTGGTCAACTTCAACACCACGGCGACCAGCCAAGAGGGGTCGATTGGCGGGATGCGATACTACGATACGGCTCAATACGAGAATCTTGTCACCGTAACACAGGGCAGGCTTTACAGCATCAACTCCAACGGAAGCGCAACCCTGCACCCGCCGGATGAAATCTGGGATTCGTTTACCGGCGTAACTCGAATTTGGAACAATGAGAACCAGCAGTGGGCTGACGGATTTTCAACAACTTTCGATACCAAGGTCAGCATGGCGCAGTTTAATGACAAGATGTATTTGGCCGATGCGGACGGTCCATTGTATTATTTCGACGGTGACGTTGCCACAAGGCAGGGCGGCAAGGTTAGGGCTATCACCATCTCTACGGGCGGAACAGGCTACACCAGCGCAACGGCCATCGTTACCGGGCCGGATTGGGGTGGCACGCTTCCAACCCTGATTACGCAAGTAGCCGGTGGAGCCGTCACGGGAGTAACCGTGGTGGACGGCGGGTCCGGCTATTCCAGCGCACCGACCGTAACCATTATTGGAAATGGGTCTGGAGCAACAGCCACCGCCACGGTCAGCCCTCCTCCGCTCAATCTAAGGATTTTAATCAACACTGGGAACCGGCTCTTTGGCGTTGGATCAGCAGCCAACCGAAATACGCTTTATGCTTCAGACATTCTGGATGCCTCCATTTGGGATGCGGCAAACTCGGTCATCGTAAACGCCGATGACGGAGATGAGATCACCGCCATCGTTCCATATTACGAGAACCGCATCATCGTCTTCAAGAAACGGCGCATATTCCAAGTTACAATTCCTCCCGACATGACCAGCGCGGCAGATTGGGTGATCCAGCTTATCTCTAATAACACCGGGTGCGTGGCGGAAGGTTCAGCCGTACAGGTAAATTCCGACATCTTCTTCCTTTCCGATGACGGCATCCGCTCTCTGGTTAGGTCTGCTGCGGACGACTTTACATCGGTGGGGTTGCCCATCTCCGAGGTAATCAAGGATGTGATTCAAGAAATCAACGTGGCCGAGATTGGGATCTGCACGGCGGCCTTTTACGACAACCGCTACTTCCTTGCCGTGCCGACAGAATCAAACGATTTTAACGACACCATCATTGTTTACAACACGGTCTTGGGCGCATTTGAGGGTACTTGGACTCCGAATGTAATGCAGTTTGCCTTGACCAACTTTCAAGACGAAGGTCTTCGACTGATGAAGAAGTCCACAACCGGACAGATCCAGAAGTATAGTGGATACAAAACCCCGGCACAGGTAACAACCGCCGACTATCAAGATGCCGGAGTTGATTACGAGTCCTCTGTCCGTACCAAGGACTTTAACTTTGGAGACCCATTTGCCGAGAAGCATGGAAGTCATTTTGAAGTGGTGTTTGACGATTCATTCTCGACCGATACGACCATCTCCATTCAACGGGATATTGATGTTGGCGATATTGACGTTCAGCCAAACATCAATGTATCCAGCGCAGTCCTAACCTTGCCATTCGTTCTTCCGGCTCAGTTGCCATCCTCGGTCAAGAAAAGGATTGCCAGCGACCTTCGAGCGTACCAGAAATGGCGTTTGTTGAATATCAAGATCACCAGTGCGGCCAACAAGCTCGCCATCCGCCAGATCACGGCTGCGGCCAACCCGGACACCATTGAGGTGCAGAAGAACATATCGTGACGGCGGTAGAGTTTATCGAGGCTTCCGGCGTGCCGGAGTCAACCTGGCCAACATTCAGGGAATGGTTTAACTGGCACTCCGAGCGCGGCCTGGTAGGGGTAGCCAAGGATGGCGAAGAGGTGGCTGGGGTAGCCATTGCCAGGTGCATTAAGGGGATGGAAGCCCCTGAGCCTTATGAACATGACGAAGCTGGGGAGAGTGTGTTCGTGGACTTGACCGTGACCTCGATTGATGGTAAAAGTAACGCCTTGAGTCGCAAGGCTCTAAAGTGCCTGCTGAGTATCCTTTGGGATAGATTCGGTCCGCGCAGGAGGATCACCTTCAAGCGTAACGGCACATATAAGGAGTA